CCACAAATATAGTATTTTTATATAAATCAAACAAATGGAAGAGTAGCCAAGTGGTTGTACGGCAACTGACTTGAAATCAGTCATACGGGTGACCGTATCGTGGGTTCGAATCCTACCTCTTCCGCAGAAAAAAGGTGAATAACTCACCTTTTTTTTATTTGACGATGAATTTTATTTCAACTATTTTTCAAAAAAACTCATTTATGTCTCGATTAGATGAATTAAAAAAACAATATCCGGAACTCAATGTTACGATGTTTGATGTATTCAAAGCTATTGACCCTACAAGTTCATACAAATATTTCCCATTACTCTGTAAAATTTTTAGTAAAAGATGGAGAATTAATGAGCAATATCCAAAAGACCAAGTACCCAAAGTGATTATGGAATATAGAACCTTGCTTACTAATTTAGGTATTAACACCAAAGGTTTCAGTGAAAATCAAAATTATTTCGTGAGGTACTTGATGGATTTCTATCCAAATAGTCATTTCGAAACTTTGAGAGATTTTGTCTCTTTGATGGAAAATAAAAGAATTGACAACAATGATGTAACTTCTTACAGTACAATTGAGGACATCAGAAATGCGGTCTCCTTAGCAAGTATCAAAGAATTGAATCGTGAATTAGAAGGTCAAGTGATAAAAGAATATGAAGATGAGAAATGGGTCATTGTTAGACCTCTCACATTTGCATCATCTGCGAGATACGGAGCGTCAACAAGATGGTGCACCACTTATCAAACTGACAAACAATATTTCGAAAGATACTGGCGTCAAGGAATTTTAGTTTATTTTATAAACAAATACACGGGTTACAAGTTTGCAGGTTTCAAATCACTCAGTGAAAATGATATGAGTTTTTGGAATGCTGAAGATAGTAGAGTCGATTATTTAGATGTTGAAGCAGACGAGTACCTGTTTCCAATTGTTAGAAAAATATTCAAATCAAAAGATACAAATAAAAATTTGTGTAGTGATGAACTACAGGAAAAGGTTCATCAAGAGTGTTTAGGGGGAATGGAATTAAAATGTCGTGTCGATGTACCAGAGCAGAGAGTCTATGTGGCTGAGGGGATAACATCAGAAATCCCTGAAATGACTTGGACAACAACAGTAACCTCAGAAATTTCTCCTCCTACTGTCAACTAATCAAAATTCCTCGATTTCAACAATTAAATCAGAGTGACCTTTTATTACTCTGTGCCAAACAAATTTTGGAATAAAAATTTGTTCGGCAATTTGTAATTTGCTTGGCAAACTGTCATCCATTTGGAAAGACCATCCACCGGATTCCAAAACAGTTACTTTTCTATCCTTCAAATCTTGGTGCCATTTCAGTTCTTCGGAATCGATATTGGGACTAAATGTACGTAAAATTTTGCCGTCATTAATAGTCTGCTGATAGGGTTGCATTTTTGAAAATTGGTCTTTTATTCCAATGTATCTTTATTGGGAAATTTATAGAAAGTGCTTTCATAAAATTTTTAATATCATCTTCCACATTACTCATAAACATAATGGCCCAAGGCCTGTTAGTGTGAGATTTTTTCATCATGGGTTCTGAATCTAAAAAAATATGAAATATTGGAGGTTGGTAACTCCCTTTTATAATGTCATAAAGGGTAAACTCTATCGGACCCATACCTTTTTCCTCAGTAATTTTACTATATCTTGTATTCAAAACAGAGTTGAAGTAATTCTGTAAATATGTTTTCAAAACTTCCAAATCCATTACCAAGAATTTTTTGAGGACAAACCAAGTTGTTTAGCATATCTTCCTACATTACATGACCAATAACCCGCTGTGGTTCTATCTTTTTTTTGGTCACATTTGTGTCTAGCTCTGAAAGATTTTGCAGCCACTTTATTTCTATTTCTGACTCTAAGATTTGGGTCACCGAATGTTACCTTTTTTACTCCACCACCGGGACTTTTCACATAGACCGCAAACTTTTTGGGACCACCTGGTGTTCTGAAGGGTTTGTTCAAATTTACTTTTTTACCTCTGTGTTCCGCTTCCTCAATAATATCTTCTTCCTCTTCCACAATGTAAGGAGCATCCAAATAAACGATTTCACCACGGATTTTAACTCTTTGTCCTAAATCTGATTCAACCATTAGAGTATCCTCCTCATTCAACTCAATCTTACCTTCTTTCCACAAATTTCTCACTTCATTTACCAAGTCAAAATAACTTTTTGAATATACTCTGAAAATATTATTTGTTAGAGTTAAATCATTATCAATGTGATATTGTAAGGACTCTGAAATTTCAGTATTCTCTTTTAAAATAAGAGATTTATCTAAGTGTTCTTCCAATGCCTCTTTTATCAAGTCTCGTAAATTTACCATGGCGTTGTCTTTGTAAATAAATAGTTGTAATTTTGGATAATGAAAACATTAACGGGTATACTTTTGCTATCAGTGAGAGTATTTTGTATGGTAAAAATTCTAATTTGGCTTTTCCAACAAAATTACTCTACAAATCATCCAATTTCAGAAATTCAACAATATCTCGTTTATCTCCTTTTGGATATTTGGATTGTAATTTCTTCAAAACAATTCAACGAGGAAAATTAAGGTTTCAAAACAGCTAAAACTTCTGGGTATTCTACATCCAAAACTTTCGTATTCTTCCCTTCATAAGGAATGTTTTGTAAAACGTATCTAATTGCGTTAAGTCCTGATATTCTTTTGTCTTCAGAGTCAATTACAACCCAAGGATTGTTTACCGTTGAGGTCTTATCAAAAAGTTTTTCTTTGAATTCAGTGAACCTATCCCAAAGGTCTTGCATTTTTGCATCGTTTGGAGAATATTTCCAATATTTCAAAGGTGATTTCTGACGAATATCAAATCTTCTTTTTTGAGTGTCTTTATCAATTGAAAACCATAATTTGAAAAGATAGTCTCCGTCTTTAACTAAATCATTTTCAAAGTCCTCAACATTTTCCATGAAATCAGCATATTCTTCAGGCGTTCCATATCCCATAACGGGCTCAACAAGTCCTCTATTATACCAACTACGGTCAAAAAGATTGATTACTCCTGGTCTTATTTGTTTTCTGTATCTGTTCCACCAATCTTTTCTATCTTCTGGTGTTGGTACACCCAACGCAACCACATTATAATATCTTGGGTTCAAGTTCTCAGTGAATTTTTTGATTGTAGAACCTTTACCCGCAGAGTCTCTTCCTTCGAAAACAACTATTACAGTTTTTCCAGTTTTTTTCAACCACTCCTGTAGTTTTAGTAACTCTACCTGAAGTTCATAAAGTTCTTTTTTATAAACTTTTTTTGGTATCAAGGAAGGCTCCTCAATTTCAAAACCATAATCTTCACTTTCAGGTTCAACACCATAACCATCTCTTTCTCTATATTTGAGAGATGTTAGAATTTTACCTAAGTAATCTTCAATATTCTTTTTTTTGTCACCTTTTTTCAAAAGTACTTTTCTCAATCCTCTATTCATCAAATCAAAATCTATAATTTGATTGTTTGCGTAGTCAGAAATATCAACCAACATTTTCTCAATTTTGCCACCGTAGATTTTCAAAAATTGTAATGTTTCAACAACAGATTTGAGATTACGATTCATCTTTGGAGCTGAAGATTCTTCATCTTGTTCGTTCAAAATCCCCATGACCGATTTTATCCTATCTATTTCTGTCAATAACCGCATAAAAAATTAATTTAAAATAAATATCGGGAACAAAGATAAGATATATTTATGAATACCAAGATACTACCGAAAAATGAGAAAAATTTTCGTTACTTTATTATTGCTTTTTAGCACCCTTTTTTCTTATTCACAAGATAAAAAGGTTTGTATTTCATCTATTGAAAATAAAATCCAAATTGGACAAATGTTGGGTAATAGAAACCTAACATTTGGTTTCAAGAACATCTTACTTGAATACCTTCAAGACAGGGAGTTTCAACTAGTAGACAGTTGTAATTTATCTGAGAATAAATTGCAAATTGAATTGATTTTCTTTGATGTTCTTAACACCAAGACAGGATTTTCTGTAATTCATAAAGAAAATGATGAAACGGTTCTCAGAGTGAGAGCAAAACTTTTGGACTCAAAAGGAAAAAAAATAAAAGAAACGATAGTAACTGAAAAGTCTTCGGAAATTTCTATGTCTTCCCTGATAATTTCGGAAGGTGGTAAAATTAATCAACAATCCGTCTCTAATGTGATAAAAAAATCCTGTGAGACATTAATCAAAAATCTATTTGAATGATGAAAAAATTATTGGCATTTATTTCATTATTGTCATTCCCATTTTTAGGTTTTTCACAAACACCAGAAATCGGTCACTTCCAACAATTGAAAACTGTAAGGAGAGGTGACACGTTAGATGTTGCTTGGTATTACAAACCAGCGACTGGTACGGATGTGAGAAGTTTTCAAGTGGACTGGCAATATAAAAAACGACTTTTTACACACATATCCACAACTGTTGACGCTGCGGTTAGTGGAAACGGTCCCGAAATTTCCTACAGAAGTTGGGATGATTACAAATATCAATCCTACTCAAGTGGAAATTACACTTATGTGTCCGATACAAACTGGACTATAGCAAGAAACTATTTGGTTTTATCAAATGGTTCACAGGTTTCCTCTAATGGTTACATAATTCACAACAAATATAGAATTAACAACGTAATTCCAAACTTCGTATCAGATACTGTAACCCTTAATTGGGCAAGAATGTTCAAAGTTGACGGAACAACAATTGGAGACAACGTGGCGGTTTTGAATTATAACAAACTCGCAGTGAAATTACTTGGAAACCTTACAATTTCAGGTAAGGTTTGGCTTCCACCATCAGTGATTACAAGAGGTTGGGTTCCGACATTATATTGTTATGAAAATGCAACAGGAAATCTTGTTTCAACTACAGTTCCAGATATAAACACAGGTTTATATGTTTTGGATAATATCGATGAAAACACAAGGTATAAAATCGAATTAAGATTCAATCCTGATAGTTTAGTTTCAATTAGAGACAATTCAGTTACTGTTACTGACGCAGTAAAAGCGTTCAACGAATTTGTAAACGCTGACATTTCTCAAACTTACCCTCGCACTCATTTACAAAATGGGTTGGCATATTTGATTGCAGATATAAATTGGAACCAAAAGTTTGATGGTGGTGACCCTTATGGTATTTACGCTTCCGTTTCTGGACTTAGACCGATTGCAACAAATAACTTGATTAAAGTTTTCACCAAAAACGAGTTTGATAGTTTGGCTTTAGGTACAAATCAGTGGTCAGATTGGACAACTTATACAAGTAGACAAAATTTCGTACTAGATACGGTTCTTACTTCTAATTTGTCATTAGATTTGAAATATTATGTACAAGGAGATGTTGACAGAAGTCACTCTTCACCTGTTTATGACGCAAACGGGAACCTTGTAAGAGGTCCTGTTTATACTGGAAGATATTCTGTTAATATTCCGAACTCATATTCTGTAGGTCAACCCATGTTTGTACCATTTAATGTATCCACAAACGGACTAGTAAATTATGGATTACAATTCGAAATGAAATATGACCCAACAAAAGTTAGATTCGCAGAAATAATATCAAAAGTTCCGAATGAGTGGTTACAATATGTAACTCATGATGACCAAAATGGAATCATCAGATTCGGTGGAATGAATAATCAAAAAAAGGGGGGGATAAGTGGTTTATCCACCCCCTTTAATTTAAAATTTACGCCAATTGACCCTTCGGAAGATATTTCTTCTTATGTTTTTGTTAGACAACTAATGGACGCCTCCAATTCTGAAGGTGAACATTTCAATATTGAATTAGCATCTGAAAGAATAGTTTTAACTTATAGAGCGGCAGGGCCAGTATTAGCCGTAACGAAGCCTATTGCAGAAATCAGACCAAATCCAAATTCGGGACAATTTGAATTAACTGTTACATTTCCGAATAATTATTGGATGAAGGGTTATGTTTATGATTACAACGGAAGAAAGGTTTTGGATTTAGGAGATTTCAAAACCGATGAGTTTACAAACGTAATCACAAGAGCCATTAACGCCAAAAATCTAGCACAAGGTAAATATTTGTTAGTGATGGCGAATAATAATGAAAGAATAACTAAACCATTTGTAAAAATTTAAAACTATGTCAGAAGAACAATTAGAACAAAATGATGGGTCTTGGTCAGGACTAAAGAAGACCATCGTAGGAACACTCGGAACTGTTGTTGCGGGTGGTGGCGTATGGCTAAGCACTTTGTTGTTTGGCGGTCATGAAGAAAAACAAGAACAAGCACCTCCTCCTCAACCAACAATCGTAATTAACAATTCTCAACAACAGCAAGCAGCACCTGAGAAAACTGTGATTATCAAAGAAAAAGCGTCGCAACCTGCTGCTAAACCAGCTGAACCTGCTCCAAAACCTAAACCTTTTTCAGAGGAACCAAAATGGTAATTTATGAGTCAACAAACACCAACAGGATTTAAAGATTTATTAAACTCCATGATGAAAAAGAGATGGTGGATTACCGCTCTTGTTCTTGGAGGATTTGTTGTAATCATGGGCGCAATTTTTTTGGCTATTTTTGAACAAAGTGCTATCAGTGGAGAGTGGAAAGAGCTTCTACTTTTATTACTTGGTGCTTTTATCGGTTCTTATGGTAAGATTATTGACTATTGGTTCAGTGATACAGATAAGGACAAGATGTTAGTTCAAAAAATGGACGAAGAGGATGGTGTATCTTTCTCATCTACTTTAGATATGAAAGATTTTGCATCGGCTCAACATAATGAACCTATTGTGGTATCCACCCCTCAAGTAACCCCTCAGGTCGCCCCTCAAGTCGGTGTCGAAATCGATGAAGATGGTGATGGTACAATGGATGGTATCGATGAGGATGGTGACGGTATTATAGACATGTATTTCGAACATCGTCAGTGTGAACACGTTTGGGGTGACGCTGATGGTGATGGAGATGAAGAGTGTCTTAAATGTGGTCTTATTAAACAAGTTTAAAATGAAGAAAATTTTATTACCTGTATTTCTACTTGCATGCTCATTTGTCAACGCACAAGTTGTGGGGACAACAAAAACTGAGCAGTATAAAGCGAGTTTTGAAACAAAGATTAATATCGATTCACTTATGGACTATGATGGTCCACAAATTCCAATTCAAATCTTAACAATTGGAATTAGTGATGAGGTATATGAACAGTATCCTGAACTCAAAGAAAAGAAAGTTGGTCTTGGTGTTGCAAATATCAGTTTGGAGTTTTTGTCTGAACTAAACAGATTTACTTTTACTGAAGATAAAACCGAAATAAAAAACCGTATGGTTAAACAGTTTCAGGCATCCCAAGCAGGAATCAGTCAAGACAAATTGGACGGAAGAGGTAAGATTAGACTTGCTCATTATTTCGTTACAATCGAAGTTTATGACTTTTCTGTTTCTGAAGATGAGACTGTAAATTTAAAAGATGGAGTTAAAAATATTGTAAACACAAGACTCGGTCTTCAGGTTAGATTTACAAACGCAGAAACAGGTGAAATTATTGCAGCATCAGGTCTTGGTGAGGCAAAGACTGTCAGAGAATTATCTCTTTTAAATGATGATAATTTGAGTGACGTTAAATTCAATCAATCTACAATAGGAATTACTACAAAGAAAGCACTTGAAATTGCTTGTAGTAGAATTCTTGTAAGGATGATTAAAAAGGGCGTGTTCCCAAAATAAATGTGGAAAGGGTTAAAAATTTTTTTAAGTATTGTTTGTATCTTCTTTCTCAGCTTGAAAGTTGATGCTCAAACCATTAATTACGAGTTTATAGACCCTTGCACAAAAGCTGTCACAAACTTTTCAATCCCTATTCAGGGAGGAACAATAATTTATTTTTATGGAAAATCGGCATCATTCACCGCGGCTGACGTGGCGAGTGGTGCTTTTACCTCTTGGGTCAATCAAGCTTATGTGGACTACAGAAAATTGACACCTTGCTCGGTTCAATCCGTAGGTGTCACAAGAAATCAAATAACCGCACAAGTAATCGGAAATGTGGTAAGTAGTGTTGTTGGTCAAATAAACTCATCCGTGATGCAAGGTTCATCTATGGGTGGAAATGATGCGGGTTCAAAAGACAATAGGTCCGAAAAAACAAGAAATAGAAATGAAAATACTAATTCTAACTCTAATAATTCCGTTTCTAATACTAATAGTAGTGGGACTTCTCCAAATGGGGGCTCAGGTGTATCAGGCGGTCAGGGCAACAGTTCTGTACCTGTGGGAAGTTCTAACCAAGGGGGTCAAACTTCTTCTCAAGGGACTTCAAATAACCCTACAAGCGGTGGCAGTGGTGTCGGGGGGAACAGTAATTCTCCTAATAGTGGGGGTAATAATAATAGTGGCGTTTCTACATCTTCTTCTACGGGAAGCGGTGAGAAAGATAAAGAAAAAGGTTCAGAGGTGGTGGCGACAACGGTAATGAACGTTGATGTAAGGAACGACCGTGGTTCAGAAAGTGGTGGTTCAAGTGGTGGAGGTGGAGGAAAAAAAGGTTCATCAAAATCAGGAAATTCGAACCCCATGATAGTCTCATCTGACCTTACTTCCGCTCAAAACTTAGACAAAAGTTTTACAGGAATTGCAAATGTCGGTGTATCAAGAACCTCTCTAATGGGAACAAGTTCTTGGGGTGTAACAGGAATGATTTGGTTTAATTTCAAACAATTTGCTATCAATTCAAGATATACAAAAATAAAAATTAACCAATCAGGAACCCTTAAATTCGTTCATAATGTAAATCTAACGGGTGCTTATTCATACGGAAACCTATTTTCATTTTTGGGTTATAGTATGATAATAAACGCCAAGAAGTGGGGAATTACAGGATTTAATATAAGTGGAGCTGTTGCCAAACTTCCTGAAGATAGTAACTTATTTATCAGTCCATCATTCACTGCATTTTATACCAAGCCAATTGTTGCAAATAAAAAACTTACCATCTCCCCTGAGATTTATTTAATTTCAACACCTGTGGTTTATTCTTCAGTAGATAAAGTAACTGTAACAGACAGAACATTCAGTGCGTTCATAGGAAGTGGATTTGATTACCAAATCTCAAGAAGATTCAAATTTAATGTAAATTATAAAGCCAATCTGAGTACCAATCCTGAGTTTCCTATTTTATCATTTTTCTTGATTGGTAGTAAAGTAAATCTATGAAAATATTCCTTACCATATTTTTATTTTGTTTCGCACAGTTTGTTTCGCATGATTTTTGTTTCGCACAAAGTGTAACGGCACCTCCAGGAAGAACTTATCAGGTGAGTACCTCAGGTCAAGATGCAAGTGGATTTGTAATCAACGGATTCACATCTGAAACTTTATTAACTTCAATAGGTCTTGTTAATCCCCCCGCAGGAACAACATTTTCAATCACAACAACTACAGGTTTATCTTTTGCCACAGGATATAACACTTGGTCAAATATCACAAGAATAAGTTTCACAGGAACTCAAGCAAACGTAAATAACGCACTTGCCTCACTCAAAATCAACACAGGTTCTGCATTGGGAAGTGTTCAAATCTCAGTTTCAACAACAATAAACCCTGTGGGATATTATTACAACGCAACAAATGGTCACTTTTATAGACCAATTTCGACCACCGCGACTTACACAAATTCAAAGGTTTTAGCTGCTCAACAAACCTTCAAAGGTCAAACTGGTTATTTGGTGACAATTACGTCTGCGGATGAACAAAACTTTATTATTGCAAACGTTCCTCAGAATAATATATGGTTTGCTCTCTCAGACAGACTACAAGAGGGTTATTGGAGAGTTGATGCGGGTCCTGAAAATGGAACTTTGGTCAATATTGGAAACTTTAATGGGAACCCTCAACCAGGAACATATCAAAATTGGTGTGGTGGTGAACCTAATGATGCTGGTGGTGAAGATTTTGCAGTAACAAAATGGGGTGGTGGTGGATGTTGGAATGATTTACCTGATTGGTCCAATCCTTACGTAATTGAGTTTGGTACGTGGTCAAATCCTCAGGATGCAACTTTTACAGGATACTACGCAGCAAACACAACTAATACTGTTGCAATTACAAATACACTTTCGGGTACAGTTTCAGTTCCGACACTGAGCCCTTATCCAACTTTGACATTATATAGGGTGGTAAACGGAGTTGAAACCTTGGTCGATTATAAAACTTTAACTTCAAGTGGAACTTACACCTTTACTTTACCTCAACAAAATTCGACCTATAAATTAGTCCCCTCTCTTTCGATTCAAGGGATAACAACCGCCGATTTTACCCCACTATTTAACGAAATTCAAAACGTAAATACACCTAATAATACTCCCTCAGGTTTATTTCTAACGGGAACAAAGCAGTGGAAAGCCGCTGACGCAAATAAAAATGGTATTATTGATTTAGGTGACGCATATCTAATCTTAGCACATATTACAGGACTCAGACCTATTACGGAAGTGCTTTGGTTCACTGCAACAAATTATGACTCCATCAATAGAACAAACTTTGGTTCTATATCACCCGTCACATTTTTTACAATAAATGTGACAACTTCGAACGTTACTCAAAACATCAAGTATTGTATATTAGGTGATGTTAATCTATCACATTCTTCACAGTAGAAAATATTTATTGAAAAAGTAAATTACTATGCTACTAAAAGTTGGGTCTAAAGGAGAAGACGTTAAAAAACTTCAACAAAAATTGGGCTTAGGTGCCGATGGAATCTTCGGTAATGGAACTGAGCAAGCAGTAAAAAATTTCCAAACAAAAAATGGTTTAAGTCCCGATGGTATCGTGGGGGAACAAACATGGCAAAAAATTATGGGACAAGGAGTTCTAATTACTGAACCCGCTCCTGTACAACAAGCTCCAATTGTAAACACTGGTTCTTTGAAATTAGAAAATCTGAAGGGTCACATTCCTGATAATGTTATCGCTCAAATTCCTGATACCGCAAAAAAATTCGGTATCGATACACCTTTAAAACTTGCTCACTTTCTTGCACAGTGTGGTCACGAATCAGGAGGATTTAGACTTACTCAAGAGAATTTAAATTATTCCGCTCAAGGTCTCAAAAACATTTTCCCAAAGTATTTTCCTGGTAATCTTTCTGAGTCTTATGCAAGAAATCCTCAGAAAATTGCGTCAAAAGTATATGGTGGAAGAATGGGTAACGGTCCTGAATCAACAGGAGAAGGTTTCAAATTTCGTGGTAGAGGTTATATTCAACTCACAGGTAAAGACAATTACACCGCATTTGGAAAAGCAATAAATGAAGACATTGTTTCAAATCCTGATTTGGTTTCAACAAAATACCCTTTACTCTCAGCGGCATGGTTTTTCAGTAAAAATTGTTTGAAAAGATGTGTTGATGATTCCAACGCAACTGTAACTTCCGTTACAAAATGTGTAAATGGTGGAACCATAGGACTTGCTGATAGATTGAAACATTTTAAAGAATATTATCATTTATTAAAATAACCCCTCTGGTTGTGTCTGAATTTGATAATTTTTGGTTCTTTATTATATTTATAAATGACATCACCGTAAGGTGTTCTCATATATCCTTTCCAAAAGACCCGTCAAAAATTATTTTGTCGGGTCTTATTTTTTTCTTATCTTTGTTCAAACTATAAAAATGGATAAACAAAGTAATCATTGGGGAGACGTTATCATTTGGTTAGAAAAAGTTGCTAAATCTTGTCAAACCAAAGAACAGGCAGAAAATTGTGAAAGGTTAGTATGGAACTTTCACAGAAAATACCAAAAAAAACTCGGTTTGGCAGAATGTTTTGACCTCACAAAAGAGATTGATAAAATACTTTTGGAATTCAAACTCCCCGCATTTTATAAAAAACAAAAATTATGAAAGTAGTCTTTACTGAAAGTTTTTGGAAGTCTTTAAAAATTATGGCTAGACACCAAACTTGGTGGTATAGAACCTATGAAGTTTTTAGATATAAGCTTCCCGCATTTTTCCGTAATCTTTATTATTTCAGACGAGAATTATGGGAATTTAGAGGATGGGATTATTCATTCAATCTAACTTTGTTTGCACGTTCCCTTGAGAAAACATCCGAAGTTTTAGAAAAACATGGAAATGAGGTGGATGTGACCCGTTTAAAGAAAGTTCAGAAAATAAACCGCGTAATCGAAATAATTGGAAATATTCGAGAGAATAACTATCTATCCAAAGCCGAGCTCGAACTCGGTGAAATTATTCTCCGTAATAATTGGATGTTCACTGACGAGGACGAAAATCCTGAAATTATCGCACACAATAAAAAAATTTACGATAGAGCGGATGTACTTGAAGAACTTGAGTGGAACGAATTATTTAACATTTTAAAGGGTCAAAATTTTGATGAGTATAAAACCTTAATGGATAAAAAAAGTCCCGAAGAAAAGAATAAAATGAACGTCTGGAACGATTGGTATGACGGGTCAGGTATTCGTAACTGGTGGGATTAAAATTTTTAAATATGATTGCACTTTTCTTTTTTATGTTTATCTTTGTTGTCCTGATTTCGTGGGCTTGGGCTAGTGGAATTGATAATATGAAAAAAAATCATCCTGACTACAAGGGTGAGGATTTTTTGAATTGGGACAAAATTAAGAAATATGAAGATGACCTTTATAAGTGACACTCATGGAAAACATGAATATCTGACTTCCAATAGAATGGGAAACATTCTTGGAAACGGTGATGTTCTAGTTCATGCTGGTGACATCTCAAACGTTGGAAAAACTCACGAAATTAAAGATTTTTTGGATTGGTTCAGCAATACCGACTTTACTCATAAAATCTTTATCGCAGGGAATCATGACTTTGGCTTTGAACAAGTTCATGATATAGCACCCGAATATAAAGAAAAAGGTGTTCACTATCTTTTTGACAGCGAGGTTGTTATAGATGGAATTAAGTTTTATGGAAGTCCTTGGCAGCCTGAGTTTTATGATTGGGCGTTCAATCTTCCAAGAGGAGAAAAGCTAGCTGAGAAGTGGGCATTAATCCCTGAAAACACTGACATCTTAATCACACACGGTCCCGCATCAGGAATGCTTGATTGGGTTCCAAGTGGTCTACAAGTAGGTTGTAAAGATTTGTTTCACAGAATCATGAAAGTTCAACCAAAAATTCATGTTTGCGGCCATATTCACTGCGCTTATGGACAAAAAAATTTTAATGGAGTTGAATTTTTAAATGCCGCTGTTCTTAATGAAAGATACGTGCATGAAAACAAACCAATTGTTATTGATTTTGATGTCAAAACAAAACAATTTGATTACTTATAAAAAACAAAATAATATGAATAACAAAATTAAAGCTTTATTAACCGTGGTTGGTTTTTTACTTACTTTAACCCTTCTATCTTTAGGAGTAATGTACTATGCAGAGGTAATGGGTTATATAATTGTCGGAGGTGCGTTAATTCTTTGCTTATGGATTGCATATAATATTGCACTTGAGTATTATAACACAAAGGACAAATTGAATAACGACTAAAATACAAAAAATGAAAAACAAAAATGTCATTGAAGAGTTAAAAAAGTTAAATCCTGAAGACCAAACAAAGGTTACTTTAATCTTCAATAAGAAATCTCTCAATGAAATAAATTACATCAACGGAACTTGGGAAGAGAAAAATTATTTTTGTGAGGCCTCCACAAATTGGAGGTCGGGAGAACTCTTCACCGAAGAAATGAACGTGGATGAACTCATAAAGTTATTAAAAAAGAAAAATATCTCTGAACTTGACCAATCCGATTTCAACGACCTTCAACTAGTTGAAGCATCTGATGGCTCAACAGATATCTACGATGTGGAATGGGATGTTGAGCTCACTGAAGAAGAAGAGGAAAGAGCACCGTCAGGTATGGATATGTATTGGGACGGTGATATTACTGATAACAGTTATGAATTTTCATCTGATTCAATTTATGAATTAAAAATTGAATGTGGGGATTATTCAACCTCCATTAGTGAATAAAATGAAAAATAAAAAACTTTTCTTAGACGACGTAAGAAACCCAAAAACTGAAGGATGGACAATCGTTAGGAATTATGATGAATTTATAAATCACATTAATCTTTACGGTTTACCGGAAGAACTTTCTTTTGACCACGATTTGGGTGAAGGACAAAAAACAGGATATGATTGTGCTAAATGGCTTTGTGACTATTGTTGGGGAAATGGACTCCCTATACCTGAGTATAACGTTCATTCCGCAAATCCTGTTGGGCGGGATAATATTGTATCGATTCTTCAAAACTTTGAAAAAAAACTAAATTATTAAAAAATGGGACTTTTACTCTTGAGTCCCATTTTTTATTAAGTCTTTCATCGTTTTTTTCTTATCTTTTGGGTGAGTGTAACCCCTCTTATATTTGTACTCAACTTCAATAGGCCCATTTGGAAACTTTTTTTTGTTGTATTTCCAAATAGAAATAGTTTCCTCATCTTCGAAGGTTATTTCCCATTTATCAGGTCTTGGTTGTGGTGCTTTTTCGAATGGCATATTGCTAATTTACAAATTTAATTTGATTTCTTATGAAAAATAAATTAAGTAATTAAATGTTTGTGCTATAATTGCCAATTAAGGTTAGTGGTTTCGGATTTTGTAAGGCGTCAAGTAATGCACTTTCAATTTTACTTGTAGGGAATTTATAATGTATTCTAATCAAATTGATACCATTTTTTTCACAAAATTCATTTTTAATTCTATCGTTTTCTTTGGTAGTTTCAAATTTCGTACCTCCAAATTTTTCGCTTGGTCTGAAATGTTGTTCTCCATCATATTCAATGATGGTGTTTTTATCGGGTATGTAGAAATCAAAACGTAGAGGTTGACAATATCTTCCTACTTTAGTGTTTGTACAATTCTCAAAGGTCTTTTCCCTGAAATCACATTTTCTTGATTCCAAACAACTTTCATCAATAAAATTATTGTCTACGAGGATTTTTGCCACCAGCTTTTCACCACTAGATTCAGTTTCAGGAATAAAGTGAGCGGTTATCTTATCATAAAACTCTTTTCCTCTTTTGAGTGCGGCATTAAAATGTAAAAATGAATTTTTTTTAAATTCTGAGGTTGTCTTGTATTGATTAGCCTCTTTTTCTAGTTCCGAGTCAGTGTACTTTCGTTTGGATTCTAAATAATCAAATCTACATCCTTGTCCCTCCAAGTGTTTAGAAGGGATTATTTCAAAATATTCATTACCTGTTCTATCAATCCATTCATCTCTGTGTTTTGGACAGATAACTTTGACCTTAGTTCCTGAATCAACGTAATCCACTAATGAGTAATCGTATTTTGGATTACCGTTTTCACTATGGACTGTCTGAGCTCTTTTAATAAACTCGTCTTGTGATAGTTTATTCGAACCACCCTTTTGTTCATTAATCAACATTGAGAACTGAGACTCCGTGAGAATTATTTTCATTAACAATAAATACCGAATTTAAATAAAAATCCCCTCTTTATGGGAGGGGATTTCAATTTCTTACTCTTCAGTAGAGTCGCCTTTTGTTTTGTTAATCCATTTGTCTACGGAACCAATTCCAAAAGAACCTAAAACTAACCACATAAATGCATTAAAAATGAATTCGTTGATTACTAGGTCTTTCCCTAATGAACCTGTAACAATGTCTGCAATTGCAAACCCTGTCATCATAATAAAAGCTAAAAAGCCTACAACAGATTTTTCGTTGATTGAATTGTTATCGTTAAACAACTGTGCAAAGAATTTTTTCATAATATTTGGTAATTTACTTACCAATAAATATCATTCAAAATTCAAATTCCTCAATTAAAATGGTGGATTTGCTGGTGGTGTAAATGGTTTTACACTTGTTTGTGTTACACCATTATTATTTGTTACAGTTTGTGTTCCTGAACTATCAGTTGTCACCACAGCTCCCAACATTAAGTATTTGGTGTTTGCCAACGATGTAAGAGGTCCTCTTGGTGTTGATTGAGTTGTTAGATTTGAATTATACACCGCAGTTCCAATTGTCATTCTCATATTAGTCCAATAACCTGGCCAATATCCACCATAGTATCTACCAATAGTGTCAGTTGCAGTGATATAATTAAGTGTATCAAGAGAAGTTGCAGTACATCTTACTCCATCAATATAAACCGCAGTTGTTCCGTCAGCATTTCTATTATAGATTAAATAATGCCACTGATTTGCAGTAATGGTTGAACCCATTGTATAACTAAATGAACCTCCACCACCATTTCTGTCCGAAGTTATTGTTGTACCATTCGCAAAATATAAATTCAAACATCCTGTAGGACTAGTAACAGGAGAACCTACTATTCCCACATTATTAAAGAGACCATTATTATAAAACCATCCCTCCAATGTGAATGTTCCCGCTCCGAAAGTTACACCAGGACTAATTCCTAATGATTGGTTACTACCATTGAATAGTAAACTACCCGCTAATGTTGTATATGGTGTAGGACTCGGAGTTTGTGTTAATGTTGGTGTAGGTGTTGGTGTTGATGAAGTCCTTGTAGGTGTTGGTGTTAATGTTGGTGTCGGTGTTGTCGTCTCCGTATTGGTTGGTGTTAATGTTGGTGTAACTGATGGTGTTTGAGTATTAGTCACACTTGGCGTTGGTGTATTTGTACTGGTTTCTGTTGGCGTTGGGGTAACTCCTACATTAATTTCTGCACTGATATAAACAGGTAATCCAACGGTCCAATTTGTCGTTGCTGATTGGATTAAAACTGCGTTTCCTGACGGAGTGCCCAAAGGAGGAACACCTACTTGAGTACCAAACACAAATCCATCACCTGCCACACCTGGAGGTTCTCCTGTATTACCTGACCAATATTTGAATGCACTTGTATCACCAGAGTAAATCGCGGTACTTCCTGTTTGAGTCATTGTAATTGTAATACTTTGACCTGTAAATTGTGAGAAATAACTTGTTCTATCTATACCGTCAGAATCAATTGAATTGAAGTATATTCCTCTGCCATTTATAGTCAATTCATTAGGGTTGGTAGTTCCTGTTTGGACAGCACCTTGGTTCATAATTGTATTACCTGTAGCTGGGAAGTTGTAAGGTAATACTATTAAATTAAATGAATATCCTGTTACTGGTATTGGACTTGTTGATGGTGTTGGCGTTAATGTTGGTGTAACTGATGGTGTTCCAGTATTAGTTACACTTGGTGTTGGCGTACTTGTAGTTGTTGGTGTAGGTGTTACTAAAGTTGCCTCACATGCAGCACAGTTAACATAGAAAAGAAGTGGTGTTGCACCGTCTGTTGGAGTTGCCACGGTCTTCTCAACAATTCTATAACATCCACTTGGTGTTCCTCCTGTGAATGTAAAGTTAAATACGTCACCAGGTGCTAATGATGATGGTCCTAAATCAGCAACTAATACGTTCAAGTTGGTACATCCCGAAATTGTGAATGTTGTAACTGAAGTTAAGTCAGTTGTAGTTGGTGTTGGTGTGTTCGTTGGTGTTTCACTTGGTGTAGGAGTACTTGTCGTTGTTGGAGTTGACGTTACTGGTAATGTTCCTGTTGGTGTTGGTGTTACTGAAACATATGAATTCCAAAAACCATTGGTTGTTAACCATGTACTTGCATCGGTTGCCGATGAAAATGTTTGAGGTATACCATAAGCACTTGATACTGATTGAGACAAATTAATAAATTCACTATCTGAAAATCCACTTGTCCCATAAAATCCAACGGATGCGGTTATATCTCCTAAAAATGTAAATCCTGCCGGTACCGAATAAATTGGTTGTGGTAATAAAGTAACTTGACCTTGAATATTTACAGGGAAAGGTGTAATTGCTGGATACAAATTATTTAATCCTGCCGAATTAACACTTCCAGTTCCCGATGATGGGTCTTCATTTCTAGTTCCATTCCAGTTTCCACCATTAACCCTAATCCACCATATACCGGTATTCAAATCTAAGGCAATATCAACAACATCATTCACACTTCCCCATGTTGGTAAACCTGAGTCTTGTACCGTTCCAGCATGAAGATAATCCCCGTCGCTGCTGAACCCAATACTTTTTGCATCAAATCCACCAACATAGGAATTTAAGTCCATATCTTGTAAACCAAACCCAATTTGTCCTGTGACTAATTGATTTACCCTTAGGCTATACATCACCTTATTAGGTGAGGTTATAAGTCTTGTTCCCAAAACAGAACTTTGTATTTGACCTGATGTTGCGACAGTATTTCCACTTGATAAAACAATACCTGTTCCGGCATAGTTGGGGTCCCAAGTTAAAGAAAGTGGTGTAGGTTGAGTATCTCCTGAAACAGGAGCCGCAATAACATACCCTAAATCTTCGTCAGGTCCATTCCAATATTGTGGGCTACTTGTAAATCCTGAAGTTGGAGTACCAACTGATAAATCTCCAACTTGTTCTGTACCTGGTATGGTGCTTCCTGTATTATATGCAAAGGGTCTTGTTGTTGCCATTTTTTCTTTATTGATAAATACTTAAATGGCATAAAAAAAGGGAGACACCGTCGTGTCTCCCAAAGTCCCCGTCAGGACAAACAGGTCAAAATTTTTTTGGGTTGGGAATAGACCGACTAAACCCGATGAGTGGACAACTCTTGTTTTAATATTACGACCAAAACGCCCGAAATGTCTGTGGTTGTTTGCTTATTCAGGATGAAGCCGGAATTTTCCTTTCCTCATAAACCTCCCGTGTTTTGTTCGTCACTGTATTTCTAATTTGTAGAGCGGAGAAGAAAATTGGACGGGTGAGTATGGGTAACCACCACAAAGTAAACATTCCGCTGTCCGTTTTTTTGTAAAGATAAGGAAGATTCTAATGCCTTCCAAATCTTCTGATGAAAAATCAGATAAAAATCTGAAAATTTTCGTGGTTGGGGGTGGAGTCGAACCACCGGCACAAGACTGTTCAGGTCCTTGCTCTACCTAAACCCCGAAGAGTTACTGAGCTACCACAACCAAATGTCTTACAAAGATAAGAAACCTTTTTCAGACCACCAAACTTTATAAGAACTTTTTTTGAGTTAGAATACCGAGTATCTTTCATCGCCTATAAGTTTCAAACTCTTTACAAAGATAGGAAATTATTTTATCCCGTCCAAAAAATATTTCACAGTTTTTCTGATTTTTGGAATCCCAAGGTGTATCCACTCATCCTCAACCACATCTGAAATTTTAGATGTGAGGAATTTTTTGTTTTCGTATAAGGAATACCCCTTTTCATTTATCACAATCATTTTGATAGGCGAAGTCATCCAATCGTAATTAAGTTCGAAGGTCCTAAAGTGTCTTTTGAGATGATTCAAAAGTTCAGGAGAATATCCTCCATCATAGTTAGATTTTATTTCATTTATTTCTTTTTCTGTCATTCTCATAAAAAATAAATATAAAAATATTTATTCATAAAATCTTAAATCATGGCAAAAGGTTCAAAATCGACAGGTGTATCAAGAAAAATTACTTTCGGAAAAAGAAAGGGTGGAAACGCAAAAAAATCATATAACAAACATTCTCCAAGACCTAAAGCCTATAGAGGTCAGGGTAGATAATTCACTCTGAATTTTTTTTCTCTATTATTTCCTTATGAAGGACAAGGAGCGTATTATCCGAATTTTGGAACATTATATCAATGTCATAAAAAAATCGGACGTCCAAACTATGTACGGCTCAGATTCAAAAATTGCAATCACAAATTTGGATTACAGTATCACTTCTAAATCATTATACATCGAAGCTAAAATAATTTTGGGTGATGAAATTAATGAATCCCTTTTGGATAGATACTTGGCAGATGTATTGATTACAGATGCGGTGTCTTATATCTACAACGATATTCCCGTAAAAGTTTCAGTAAATTTTGATGTCTAAATTATTTGGACTTTCTGATTTCCTCTAACAACTCCATATTTTCTTTCTGTAAAAATTCAACCTTTACTGTAAGTGCAGAAACTTTTTCTGTGAGTGTTAAAATTGTGCTTCTCATGTCGTCTTTCTCACGAGAACTTTCTTGTAATAATACTTCTAATTTTGATATTCTATCCCTACAATCGTGTCTGATGAAATCCTCATCTCTTTCTTTTCTCATTGCTCTTTTTTCGTAAAATCTGAAAGCGGTTGCCGAACCCAAAACGGTTATGAGTGTGACCATGACGGCATATAATGATTGTGGTTCCATTAATTTTTATTTAATAAATATAAAAGATTATTAAAAGTTTTTTTTGGTGAAATTTGGACTTTTGAAAGGAGGGAAATAATTATTATTCTTATAGAATAATAATAGAAATAAAAAAAATTAAAAAAACTAGCAATACTAGTTCTAGGAAATTTTCCCGTTTTCTGAGATGGTCAGATTTTAGACCACGTCATATCGGAGTTTAAAATAACAGAATATAAAAAGGACTTTGACCATTCGGTGGGTCCAATGAGAGAGAGGGTCTTTGACCCATCAGAATTCTCATATAAGTGATATATCTCTCCGATTTTGGGTTCAAATTTGTATTGTGACTCATAGACCTCCTGCTGAAGTAGAATTGAATTTTGGAGGGTTTCTGCCTCTTTAACGAGTTCGTCAAATCTTTTTTTCACAAATCGGTCCACTTTGTTTAGACCGTGTTTTTTAAATGCGGTCAAATCTTGGGGTTCAATCTTAGGTGCTCCCACGTGTGTTGGATATGGGATTACCATGGGTTGTAGGTTCACCTTATCGATATGTGATTGTGTTGACATAAAAAAAATGTCCCGTTGTGGGACATCAATATATAAAATTTTTTTCGAAAAGTAATTACTGACCTTTAGCGTATCCCATACAGTGTTTCAAAAATTCTTTTGCTCTCGGTGAAACGTGATTGTGGTTCATAACTTTTTCGATGTCTTTTACTAATTCTTCACCGTGTTCATTTTCCTTGTAAAGTTCGATGATTTTGTCCATTGCTGTAGTACATTCTTTCTTAACCTCATCGAAATATTTGTAGGGTTTGAAACTTTTCAGTGTATTCATAAGTTCAAAAGCCAAATGTTCTCCACCGTCTGAAATGTTCGGATGAAGTCTTAAGGTTTTTAGAAGTTCCAATCTGTCTGCCAAACCACCAACACCTTGTTTTCTTAGAGTAACACCTTCGATGTAATCTTCAGGTTCATCTATACCCATAATTTCATCTAGTGTCTTTACATTACCACTGTTACAAAACTTTTTTTCTTCTTGTTGAGGTTCCTCTATCAAATACATTTTTCTGATTAGACTTTTTTCATCTTCAGACAAAATAAATTTCTTACTCATGACAATAAATATACTTGAAATTATAATATTCCGTGGATGAATTCGAATTTCTGTTCTTCAGTCAAAATTTCTTTTGTAAAAGAGAAGGGGTTATAATCACAAATGAAAAAATGTTTTTTATAGTAATTGTAAACTCTTGATGCAGCCTGAAATGAGTACAAATCTGTAAATTCAAAAGGTTTTTTATTGTAAAATTTGTTATTGGATATCAAATCGATTATTTCTCCGCTCTTCCAATGTGAACTTTCTGTGATAAATTCTAATTTGGATAGGTCCTCTACCAAATTCTCCATTCTTATCAAGTTATGGGGTATTATTCCATCAAAACTTAGTTTAGCGACGTAATCACGAACAGGAATTTTGTCAATTTTATTTTCCAAAATCCTTTGATTGATAGCGTATTCGAAAAGTTCCAAAGTGAAAGTATCAATTTTATTTTTTAATTCTTCTTTTTTGTTTTTTAAATAAACAAAATGTCTCCCGACAGAGGTAAAGTTCAAATAAAAACTCAAAATCTTGTCATAAGGGTTCCTTACATTACAAATTATTTTATAATCTTTGAATTCATCAGGTAAATCAATTGCATGAGAATGGTATTTTTCTGAAAGTGGTGTAAATTTCTTATTGATGGTGTTGTAAAATTCAAAATCAAATTTTCTGAAGATTTCTGCAGTTATTTTTGTACCACACCTTTCTGGTGCCCACCATACAATCTTTAATTCTCTATTGACGTTCATTTAGATAAACTTAATCAAGTTTTCCACAAACAAAATACCCACAATATTTATGATTATGAGAACTTCAATATTAATATTCCTGATTTCCTTAGTAAATATAGGTTTCGGTCAAGACACTGTAAGATTGAAACACACAAACTTCACAACAGTGTTCGATAAATCAAAAAAATATCCCGTTTTGGTCGAATGGTGGACCACAAAAGCGATGGTAAGTTGTTTAACTCCACTCAAAAGGAAAGATAATTTCAAACCTGACCCTAAATTACCTATAGAAACCGATATTGCAAAGGATTATGTAAATAGTGGGATGGATAGAGGTCATATGATGCCAGCTGCGGACAATTTATGTCAAACCCAACAGGTTCAAGACGAATGTTTCTATTTTTCGAACATGGTAGCTCAATATCACAGATTAAACGCTGGTGATTGGAAGAGTTTAGAGACTTTCATAAGGTACGAAGCCCAAAAGAAGGATTCAATAAGAGTTTGGACAGGAAATATTGGAGAAATTAAGAAAATAGGTAGAGTTAGTGTTCCAAAACAGTGTTGGAAGGTCATTTATATCAAAAATGAAAAGAAGTTTAGAGGTTTTTTGTTTGAAAACGACCTTTCTACCCCGAACGGATTCGAGGATAATGAAGTCCCCGTAGAAAAAATCGAAAAACTTACAGGATTTAAATTTCGTTAAACAAAAACTTGTTAATGTTATGGATTGTGTTGGCAGAATCCCTTCTGTCATAACATAAATCCCACAAAGTTTTGTTTTTCAGAAAAGGGTGAGGGACCGACTTAGACCAACTTTTTCCCAATTCATAATCTTCAACCGTCCAAGTAAGTTTTCTTTCAGGTTTTTTCAAAAAAAACCTTCTGATTTGTAAAAATAAATTAAACATAAACATATATTAAATAAAAAACCCCCTTTTTCAAGGGGGGTTAGTTTATAAGTTCCAAAAAGAAAGATTTACTGTGGTTTCAGGGTCAATTTCTGACCATTCCAACAATTTTCCTCCTGTTCCATTCTCTTCTTGAAGTATAACATTTCCTGCACCCGTAATATCTGCTTGCATTTTGACAAGCTGTGTTCCACTTATGTCTCCTCTGTCTGCAAAAATACCATCATTTGTGATGAAATTCAATGAACCTTGACAGATTGGTGTATTATTAGCTTCTTCGTTGTCGAAGATTTGAATAGTTTTGTTTTCTGTGGAAATCCACTGAATTGTTTTATCTTCTATTTCAGAATTTGGAACAATAACTTCATCAATGCCATTAACTCTAATGAAAAAAGTTGTGTTATTTCTTAAGTTTACCGTAACTGACATAATCTTTTATTTTTTCTGATTTTATTGTCTATATAAATATCATCAAACTATGGATTAATATAGTCTTTGGGTATCATTGAAGATTTTTTTCATTTGAGCCTCTAGTTTTTGAACCTCTTGAAGTTGTTTTGCATTCAATTCCAAGTTTTCTGCCTTTATAAGTCTTACTTGCTCTTGTAATCTTTGATATTGAAAAAGCATTTGGTTGTATATTTTAGCTTTCTCTGAATTACTTAAATTTCTTTGCATAAATTTTTTTTAAAACATAGGAACAATGTCAGATTTATCAACAAATTTAATTTTTTCATAAGTTTTATTGAATAAATCAACAAGACGATAAATCTCCCTCTTTTGTTCTCTATCAATTTCTTGACCATTATCTGACATCATTATAATCTCATCAATTCTTTGTTTTATTTCTTCCAAGGAATCGACAAAATCATCATTTCTACCAGGAATCGGAGGGTCAATCGGTTGAACATAGATGTCCAAGTCCATGGCTGTCTCCAAAAGTTTGACGTATTGACTTTCTTTTATTATTATTGATGACATCGTGTGTGAATATTTATAAATAGTGTAAATAGAAGATATGGCATATTCAGAAAAAGTCATCGACCATTATTCCAATCCGAGAAATATTGGAACTTTGGATAAATCAAAATCAAACGTTGGGACAGGATTAGTTGGTGCCCCCGAGTGTGGTGATGTTATGAGACTTCAAATTGAGGTCGACGAAGCCGGTATTATATCCGACGCTAAATTCAAGACTTTCGGTTGTGGCTCAGCAATTGCATCATCAAGTTTAGCAACTGAATGGTTGAAAGGAAAATCAATAACAGAAGCGGTAAAAATTGATAACATGACTATTGTTGAGGAATTAAACCTACCCCCTGTAAAAATTCATTGTTCAGTGCTCGCAGAAGATGCAATCAAAGCAGCAATAAACGATTACCGTAAAAAAAACGGTTTAGAAGAATTAAACTAAAATGAAAAAATTCCTATCAGGTTTTTCAAACGCCCTTCTTGAAACCATAAAAATGTTTTAAACTACTTTACTATGAAAAAGTTTATTTTTTCCTCAATTTTTATACTCTCAGTACAAATATTTGCCTTTTCTCAAACCAGTTCTTGGCGTACTACACCACCATCCCAAAACTCATCAACAAACACCACAACAAGTTCTTGGCGTAATCAGAACCCTACGGAATTCAACAAACCAAGAGAGGTTAGAACGCCCGTAATAATAGATAACCGACCTTTCGGTTGGAACAGATGGGAATGGAATAGGTGGAGTATGTGGGGTGCACCAGGTTTCGGTTGGAACTCATGGTTTCCATTTGATTATTGGAATTCATGGGGGTATAGACAACCTGCACGGGTGTTTTACTATGACAATGGAAGAAAAGACACAATCTTCGGTAAAAAACCTGTCTATAATTTTGGTTTACAAATGTCAAGTTCTAACCAAATCGGTGGTTTTTTTGCAGTGGGAACTAAGTCATACTTCATTATGGAATACAACTCCACTTACCAAAAGGACAACTCTACTTTTTTCCCTTACGGAAACATAAATTTGGTAGATTTTCCTTTAGTTGATGATTTGGTTAAACTCAAAACATACTACGTGGGTATTGGAAAAAGATTCAAAAGAACAGGTGTTCACATGATGGTTGGAGGTAAGAATGAAATTGTAAGGTATAGAGGTAAAGACGATATTGGTTACATTACTTTTCCAAAGTATGAGGATAACTCCATGACAATTAAATTCGGTATTTTACACGATTTCAAAACGGCTAGTTTCAAAATCGATTATAATCCCATTATAAATAATTTCTACTTCGGACTAGGTCTTAATTTTTAATTATGGTAACGGTGACAGAAAATGCTAAAACACACATTCTAAAACTGATGAACGATTCAGGTTTGGAAACTACAACGCATTTTCTTCGAGTTGGTGTAAAAGGTGGGGGATGTAGTGGACTATCTTATGTTATGGACTTTGATGATAAAAAAGATGTGACTGACGAAGTGGTGACACTTTCTGATGACCTCAGAATTGTAATAGATAGAAAATCTTTACTATATCTTTTTGGAACTGAGCTTAACTACTCTGATGGATTGAATGGTAAAGGATTTGAGTGGGTTAACCCAAACGCCTCAAGAACTTGTGGTTGCGGAGAGAGTTTTTCCCTCTAAAATAATTCGGTGAAATACCATTTCCCTCCCTCGGATGTATTTTTTATATCCAAATATTTTTTTGCAAGATGATAAGGAAAACCATATCTATTTTTCAAATCCCAATCTTTTCTATTATTGGAGGTTACTATATT